TGAATGGCCTGAATCGCTGTCACAAATCCGTCCGGGTAGACCAGTGGGTCAGATGTTCCGCCCTTCTCCCGGATAGCTGATGCAACCTTTGTCAGGTCAGTTGTATTTGTCAAAAGCTCTGCCATCAGAAGCTACCTCCATTCGCATTCGCAATGCTCACTGCCGCCCATGCACCAGACACAACACGCAGGAACTTTCCATTATCCGAAGTAGTGACCGCTGGCAGCTCCCTCGGGTGTATATGGTCTCCTCTGGCATACGCGCTTTCCGAACCAGCCGACGCCGTCCCCGGCGCCTTCGGGGTGGTGTTGGAGGCTGGAGCCACGGCCACGGCTCCATCAATCTGATCCCCGGCGGCATTGTGCGCCGTTGCACCTTCCAACAGGGTTTCCGGGGTAACGATGTCTCCCGTCAGGTCGACCAGCGTATTCCCCGCGAAATCGACTTTACTGACGCCCATATCAAACCTCCGCGGCCTTGCCGATGGTGACGGTCTTACCGCCAGCGGAATTGTCCGCCTCGTTATAATAGATGGCGTTGACGACCACCTGAGACAGATAATCATAGCCCTCATCCGGGATGACAGTCTGCGACGTGGTCAGCGGATCGACCGTCTTGGTCTGGACGGTGATGGCCTCACCGCCGTAGGTGCCCTCGACGCCGAGGATGGTCACGCCCTTTTTGATGTTGGCCGCAATGATCTTCGCTGCCTCGTCGGGGTCGATGACGCACTTGCCGGAGCCGTCGTGATAGCCCAGCGGGACGATATACTCGCCATTGACCGTGCTGATCTTCGCGGCGACTGCGCCGTTGTTCGGCATCTCGCCGGTGATCATCGTGCCGCGCGCGCCTGCCGTCTTTCCGATGAGGATTTCCGACGCCTTGACCGTTGCGCCAGAGGTGTCGAGATCGAACGTGCAGGAGCCTGTGTGGATCTCGCCGTCCGGGCCGTGGAACTTGTAACCGAGAAGGACTTTTCCGTCCGCGATGGTGTCGGCAGTCAGGTCAAGCAGGACCTCGCCGCCATAAATAATTTTACTCCTACCCATGTCATACCTCCGATGCAATATAGACCGTTACGCCGGTCTGGTTTGATGTCTCGTAATATGGAATCTTTTTGACGTTTACGTCGCGGGAGAGCAGCCGGTCCTTTGTCGGCAGGATTACTGCGCTTTTTGCCTGCGGCGTTACGTCGTATACGCCCTCATAGGGCTTGCTATCTCCCGTGTAAACCACCTTCGCCGGGGCGATCTTCATCTTGATCTCCGGCTGGGAAATCGTCATTTTAATCATATCCCGCCTCCTTCAAAAACCGCTTTGCGTCCGTCTGCACGATTTCAGCCGCCATCGGGTTTCCGTCGCCATCCGTTAAGGCAAGCTGTAGCCTTACGGTGCTTGCTTGCAGCCGCATTGCGTCTGCATACGGGATTTTTACAAGCAGGTGCGTTTCGTCGACTACCGTAGGTTCGTACTGGAAGAAGGAACACCCCTGTCGCACATAGAACTCAAGCTTCGTCGCTTTCGTCAGGTCAGTTCCATCTACTTCCACCGATAAAGCGTTTGCAATTTTCTGAAACACTGAATCACCCCCTATGTTTTTGGGATTCCGACGACGTAATCCACCACGTAAGAGCCGGAAATCTTCGAAATCTTCACGCGGTCGCCCGCCTTGAACGAAATCGACGTGTTGCATTTGTAATGCTTTTCGCTTGCCGTCGTGCTGCCGTCAAAAATCAGGCTCAAACCGTCGGAATACACCGCGCCGACCGTCGCAAGGTCAAATGTCGGTGCTGTTACCTTCTTTTCTTTCTGCGTCGATAAGCCCGGAATCATGCAATCACCGTCCTTTTCGCTGTGTGTTTCATCAACTCTCCCGCTCCAAGCGTGATGCTCCAAGCGGTTTCCTCATAGATTCCGCCGATATCCGGATGGTCAATGGAGATCGCGTCCCCGATGCCGTGATTTCCCTCAGAAAATGTCTCGAAACTGATTGTTTTTACCGTCTGCTGCGACTCGCTCATCAGCCGGTTCGCGATGGTCTGCAATTCTTCCTGAGATGCAACATTGTCGACCTTCGTCACCTGAACGATTCGCATATTCCGCTTGAATGTTGAGGTCGCGGACGACGGCGATTCGTTTACCGCTGTCGCCACAAGCGCATCTTCCAAGTCCGGATTCGAGCAGACGCACACAAAAACATTTGGAGTGGAAAAGATGTCCGTTTCCTCCGAAGCGTCTGCCGAAATCGGTCTCAGAATCTCCGTCCCGCCGTATCGGTGCTTGATGTTCGCCGCAAGCGCCTGTGTATACGGCTCGATATGGGCGATACCCTGCACGTCGAACCAAACGGGCTTGTAGTTGATCTCCGTCAGAAGGTCATTGCAGATCGTCAGATAATCTGTTCCAATCTCCCAGTCCTCGCGGTCTGTGGCAAGCGTTGCCGCAGAAGCTGTCGTGATAGCCAGTGCCACGCCACACGTTGTCAAAATCTGCTGAACGACCGTCAAGTAAGATGTGCCCTTTGCATAATGCACCCGCGTCTGCGTTTTGTTGCTTTTGAGCAGCCAGCACCGGTCATACGCCTCTACCTTGACCGTCTTCCCGTATTTTGTGACCGCTTTGGTCACCGTCGCGGCGCGGAACACCCCGAGGGGATATTCCGTGCCGTCCACGGTCAAAATCGGCTGAATTTCGTCTGACAGCAGGTCGACAATGGGATTCACATAGAATTCTCCGGAAAAGCTCGACTTGATCTCGCCGGACGCATCGAAATAAACCGTTGGGTCATTTCCCGCCGCCCACGAAAGCGCCGATACCTCGCCGCCCTTTCGTAAAACCGCCACGCGGTAGGATACGTCACGAATCAATGTCGATCACCTCCGCGTAGTCGATCTGCTGAATTGAGAAGTTGATGACGGATTTATCCGGGTTCACTCTCGACGTGTCGCTTGTCTCGTTCAAGTATCCGATAACCATTTCGCCGGACTGCGTTTTCAGGCACACCAATTCGCCAATCAGCGCGTCAAATCCCGCTTTGTCTTCGTCCGGAAGGAAAACCGCCGTTCCGCCGACCTTCTTTGTCACAAACTCGCTTCTTTCCGCGTGCGGGTACGTGCTGCCATACATGAAAATGTACTGAATGTCGCGGTTGATCGCGTTCTGCACCGGCTGATTCTTTAGTCCGCAATGCTTGAGCGTCACTTTCTTCCCGGACGCAATGCCGTAGAGCGTCACATACTGTCCGGTCGTGATCGTTACCGTGACCGCGCTAGATAAACCGTAATTGCTCGAATCTGCGTAGCATCCGCGCACCTGATAGGTGACGTTTCCGGAAGACAGCTCGTCGGTGTACTGCGTCTGTGTTAGCTTTGCAATCGGTTTGCCGTTTCGGTAAACCAAATAAAAGTCATAGCTTCCGGAGGTCTGCCAGCTTAAGCCCGCCACGCTGGATGCCTGCACGGTGAGCGTGATACTCGCGCCCGGCGTGTTCGTCACGGGAAGCGCCGCCGCGCCCCAGTTGGACCACATGCCGTACTGGTTCTGCACACGCACACGCACTGTATGGCTTCCGTCCGCAAGATACGCAGGGCTCGTCCATGTTTTCTCCGTTCCGTAGTGAGTGCCGCCCGAGATCTTGCCGTCCAGCTCTACCTGGTACGCCTCCTGCTCGGAGGTCTGCCAGCTGATGGACGGGCGCGGACCCGTGCTCTTGATCTGGATGCTCGGAGCCATCGGCGCGGCAATCACAACAATCTGTGCCGCATCGCTCCATGCGCCCGCAATGCCGTCGGCGTTGTAGGTGCGCACGCGCCAGTATTTGATGCTGGAAGTTAACGTCCCGGCAGGACACGTCCACTGCCGCGCAGCGCCGGTCACGGTTGCAAGCGTCTGCCATGTACTGCCGTCGGTGCTTTGTTGCAGGTCGGTTTTCGACTGCGCCGTACCTGTGGATGATGCGTGACCCCAGATGAAGATCTGATCTTTTGACCCGTCCACAACTACATCCTTCGGGCTGATTGCCCACGCAGTTGGCGGCACGTCTTTCACACTCAGCGTCATCCAGTCGGACGTGAGCGTCTGGTTTGCGTTGGTCTTCGCAATCACGCGCCAGTCGATGCTCTCGCCGCTGATCGTGCCCGCTGGGACTGTGACGTTTGGCGCGTCGCCTGCCCATGTGGTGACGTTGATGCTCGTGATCTCTGTCTGCCCATGCTCACGCAGTTGCAGCGTAAAGGATTTTACCGCAAGAAGTTTGATGGACGGTTCGTCCGCTTTTTGCTCAAAGTCAAATCCAAAGATGTTGTCTTTGCTGAGATCAATGTACCCCGAGGCGGGCGCGAAGTTTTTCAAGCTGCCCGTTGCTATCGCAGTCGATGTCGTTATTTCGATATAAGGCTTGTTTGCGGCACGGCTGCTCTGGAAACTGCACCCTTGCCCCCTCCCAACAGCGGACATCATTACACCGTTGGAAACAATGTATTTCGCTGCGGTTGCGTCTTTCGCTATATCATCGAAGACGAAATATTCGTGAATGCTGGCAGAACCGAGGTTGTAGCCTTTGGTATTGTATACCCCGGGCGCTTTGGCGTACGTTACTGTTTCTTCATCAAACGGGTCACCCAGAGCCGATACTTGGGTATAATTTGGCGCAGAGGATGCGGCTGTAAGATACAACGCCAAGGCAATATTCGTAATGATGTTAAACTCACTTCCAGCTCCGCCTACATTGAAGGAGAGAAGCGGGTTGGCGTTCACGCCAACATTAAACACCTCGGAAGTGTGGTCGTTGTATGAAGAATCAGACGGTCGAATGTTCGCGCTCTGGTTCGCGTAAAACTTTTGCGTAGCCACCTCACGTCACCCCCATTCTGGCCACTCGTCTCTGGTTTTTCATGCGGCGGATGAAATCGTCGATTTCGCGAATTTCATTTGCCTGCACGATAAAGTTGTAGGTATCGCCGCCGGAGAGGCTGCGCCCTTCCTGATTGGTGCCGATGAAGTTTTCGCTTCTCATGCAGATACCCCCATCCGCGAAGTCAAACGCTCATTTTCTGTAATTCGGATAATGTCATTAAACTGCTTCACCCGGTCGGCATTGATGTTGTAGTAGTTGTTCGTCGTGCCTGCCCCGGCGAGTGCCGGAAGATGACCGAAGGAAGACATTCCAAAGGTCATCGTACCGAAATCGAGTTGGCTTTGAATCCCTCGCTTGACATTTGAGAATTTTTTGTCAAAGCCCTGCCCGAGTCCTTCCGCCATATATCCGCCAATACCGGCGAAGACCTTAGACGGGGACGCGATGCCGAGGAAGCTTTTCACACCGTCTACAAGCCCCGTGAAGACGTTTTCAACCGTCTGCTTGAAACTGTTCCACATATTCACGAAACCGTTTTTGATGCCATCGACAATGTTCTTGCCGATGCTTCCCCAGTCAAACGAAAGAAATGTATCCACGATAGACCGAATCAACTGCGGGATGACCATAACGATATCCGGAATCGCTTCAATAAGTCCGGTAGCCAGGGCTGCAATGATTTTGGGACCTGCCATGATGATCTCCGGCAGATTGTCGATAATGCCCTGCACGATGCCAAGAATCAGGTTCGGAATCGCCGCGATCAGCCCCGGCAGAGCCTTGATAAGCCCATCTGCAAGCGCCATTGTGATTTCCACGCCTGCTTCAAGAATTTTCGGCATATTTGCAATGATTGCCGTGACAAGGTTCGCGATAACGTCCGGAACTGCTGCAATCAGTTTCGGAGTCGCATCTACAAGCCCATCAACGAGAGCCAGAATGATAGCAAGCGCTGCGTCAATCAGGTTCCCGAGGTTGTCCGGGCTGGTCAAAACCTCTACGATTTCAATAATTGCATCCGTTGCGGCGGGAATCAGCTGCGGGAGCGCGTCTGCAATACCCTGTGCAAGCGATACAATGACATCAATGCCAGTCTGTGTGATCTGCGGCAAAAGCTCAATGAGAGCCGGGACGAGCGTGTTGATGACCGTCGGCGCAACGTCCGCCAAAACCGACAACACAGACGGCAAAGCCGCCATGAGACCGGTTACAAGGTTTGTAGCGCCCTCTACAAGAGACGGCAGTACCGTTCCCAGAATCGCCGGTAACTGTTCGCTTACCGTTCCGATAAGGGACGTTGTCGCTTCGACGATACGCGGCAAAAGCTCCTGAATCCGAGGAATCAGATTGTTCCCCGCGATGACCACAGAATCCGTAAAGTTCCCTACCAGTACGCCCAGGTCTTGGCTCGGGTCTGCCATGCCGGTCACAAGGTTCTGCCATGCGGATTTCATCATTCCGAAAGAGCCCTGAATCGTGCTTGCCGCTTCCTCTGCCGTCGTGCCCGTGATGCCCATTTCTGTCTGCACCACGTGGATAGCATCTACGATGTCCGCATAGCTTGAAATATCGTACTTGATGCCGGAAATCTTCTCTGCGTCCGCAAGCAGCCGCTCCATTTCCGCCTGCGTTCCGCCGTAGCCGAGTTTTAAGTTGTCCAGCATTGTATAGTTCGATTTCGCAAAGCCTTGATAAGCATTTTGGATGGATGCCATGTCCGTACCCATCTTGTTTGCGTTATCGGACATATCGGTAATTGCCAAGTTCGCCTTGTCCGCTGCCGCGCTTGTGTCTCCATCGAGAGATTGCAGCAGAGAGGCTGAGAAGCTCGTTACCGTCTCCATATATTCATTTGCGGACAGACCAGCGGTCTTATATGCGTTGTTCGCATAATCCATAACCTGATCTTGGCTGTCCTTGAAAAGCGTTTCCACACCGCCCACAAGCTGTTCATAGTCAGCGTAAGCGGCAACAGCTTTCGTCCCGAGCGCTCCGATTGCAGTAGCGCCAGCTGCGACACCAGCAACAGCCACTTTACCAGCCGTAGCAAGCCCAGATTTCAGCTTTTCCCCGAGCCCGGATGTTTTCTGCCCAACTTCATCAATGCCTTTATTCGCTTCGGTCGTATCCGCACCGATTTTTACAAAAAGTTCAAATAGATTCATCTTTCACCACCAGTCCGCACCGCTTAACAACCTCGGCGGTGATCTCTTCGCAGGTTCGGTTGTCCTGCGGCTTCGGGTCTATCAGGTCAGAATATTTCGCCTGAACAAAGCTGCCGCCCGCGAATTTCGCTGTGTTTTCCGTCATTGTGCGCAAACACTCCGTCGTATAAATGCGGAAGGCTGATTCCTCCTGCTGCCGCTTTACCAAAATCGGCAAAAGGCGAATCAGCCCTCCCACGCTTATCTTTGGAGCTGCCAGAAGCGCAAGCGTTACGCTTTCTCCTCCGACGCGCACGATTTGAAAAAATCCAGCATATCCTTGTCCTTGACAATCTCCTGAATCTGCCGCATGGTTTTAAGAACGCTCTGCTTTTTGACCGCCTCAACGGTCGTTTCGTTGACCGCAGCCAGAATACCAAGCGTATCTTCCCGGTGCTTTTTCAGAATCAGGGGAATCCACTGCCCGATCTTCTGCGCACCGATCGCGTATTTTTCACCGGCTGTCTGAGGCTTCTCTGCGTCAATCTGTGCTTTCAGACTCTCCCGCAGCTCATCGTCCGTCAGGATGTTGAGCGCGTACACGCTGACCTCGCAAAGAACGTCAGCCGCCCTATCCGTGCTAAGTTCCGAAAATTTCATACTTTCTTCTCCTTACGTTTCAGCCGTACCTGCTTTGATATAAACCTCATACGGCACAACGTCCTGCTTCGACATCGAATAGTGCGCCGTGTACTCAAAAGCCATCTGCCCCTTGTTTTTGTCCGCTGTTTTCAGCTGGAATCCGCCGGTCGACAGCGCGTTCATAAGACGAATAGCAATGAAGCCACCGTTTGTCGCACCGTTCTTGTCGGAATAATCACCCACAAGCCAGATGTCCGCAAAGTCAGCCGCCGAAAGATCGCGCCGAGGAACAACCTTCGTCGCATCTGTGCCGTCGATGTCAGCCGCCGCCATGAGAGATTTCGCGGAAGTGGTCGTAGCCGTTACATACGTACCGGAAAGCTTCACTTCGACATCGTCCATCCGCTTCATTTCCATTGTGTTCTTGGGGCAGTTGTCCACATCCGAGCCGTAATCAGAATACGTCGGCGTCGCGGAAAACGTAACGCCGCCGGTAGTTGCACCGATCTGGTTCTCCGGTTCAAACGTTCCGGTTGCAGGCGTAAATTCGCTCAAAACAACGCCAGCGTTGATTTGCAGCTGCTTAAACGTATCCGCCGGAATTTTTGTAAATTTCGCCATGAAATCAGTCCTTTCAGTTCGCGGTAATGTATTCGACCGTTACGTTCAAATACCGCCGCTTGATGTATTTGTCGGAATCGTCCGCGATGTTCTGGCACCACGGCGTTCCGCGCTTAATCCAAATTGCGCCGCCGTCGCACGGAACGAACACGCCGCCCAAGCCGATCGCGTCCGAAATTTCCTGCGCTTTGGCATTCGGTTCTGCTTCCTTTTCCGTGTAGTACCACAGATTCACCGTAAGCCCGATTTCTCCGCTGTCCCACGCGCCTGTAATAAGCTCATACGTGAGCCACGGGAAAACAGCATCATCCGGCACGCTAGAAGCCGGATACGCCGTCAGGAACTGTGAAAACCACGCGTGCAGCGCCTTATCTTTTGTCATGCCGGTAACGCCTTCTTTTCTGCCGTGAAATACTTGAGATCGAAGCTGGCCGAGCGTGGGGTTTTCTTTGCCGTCGGTTCCGATGTCACACGGTACGTCGCCCCGGTCGTTTTGTCCCGGAAGAAGTCGTTATACTCGATAGGAACGCTTTGCTGAACCAGAACCGAGTAAACGCTTGTCACGCCTTCTTTTTCAGCTCTCCTTGCCTCCATCGACGTATCAAGCGCCTGATAATTGGAAAACTCAACGCCATCGACCCAAGTTGTTTCGAAACCGCCCGCTCCATCCGGCACGCGGCTTTTGTCCAAGAGGACACACGGTCTTGCAAAATCGTCAAGTAAACTCATATCTTCCTCCATTGGTTCAGGCGCGACTTAAAAACAGACTGCCATGTTACCATTCCAGCGCCGGTTGCAGACCCGCTCGTCGATTTCGAATAGCTGTACCCGCCGAAACTCTCCGACGTGTACGGGCTCGCGGCGATGTCTCCGTTCTTTTCCTGCCACGCCTTGATTTCCTCTCCCAAGCAGAGAAGTGCGGGAGGAACAGACATCGGCCAGATAGAGCCGTCAAATGTCTCGTCTGCCATCGCGTAATCCGGGTATTGGTGAACTCCATCGTTGAAAACAGAGCCCACCACACGGAAAAACTGTCCGTTTTGCAAAAACGGCAGTGTGATGCTGCCGTTTTCGACCGTGTACGTACCACTGATTCTGTCAGTTTCGAACCAGTTTCGAAGCACGCCACATAATTCAGTCAGCATCACACCGCCACCTCCATTACTTCGCCGTTACCGTCGCGTTGCCGGACTTCTGCGCCTTGTAAGTCGCGTCAGCCTCAACGACTGTGATCTTCTTGCCCGTCGTCGCAGTGATATCGGACTTGCCGTCCCACGTCGACCACGTTCTGACATTCTGACCGTAGGTAACCGTCTCAGCCGACTCACCTACCTTGTACTTGTAGACGTTCCCAGACACTTCCTTTGCCGGGGTAACCGTGATCTTCGTGTCGCCGGTTGCGGTTCCGGCTGCCGAAGTAACGGTCAGTGTGCCGAGCGACGGGGTCTCGTCAATGTCAGCAACGGCAATGCCGTCCTGATACTCCGCGAACAGGGTCATGCCCATGATCGCAAAGGACTCGGAGACCGCCGTGGAGTAGTTGCCCTGCACGTGGAAACCAACCAGGTTCGTTTCGCCATCAGTTCTGTAGTCAAGACCGGCACGGGCGAAATCGCTGTCAGCCGGGTCGATGTAGTATAGGACGATGTTCTCGACCGGAGTCGCAATAACACGACCACGCTTGATTTCTTCGTCAGACAGCAGGAACACGGTGCTGTAGCCCATGAAGTTCTTGATGTACTGGAAGCCGAATTCAGTCTGGATGGTGATATCAGCGCCGCCGAGATAGTCATACAAGTCCATGACGTTCACGAAGCCGACAACGTTTGTCGCGGTTCTGTGCATCTGCTTGAACTTGTTGATAACAGCGCCCTTCGCCATCGCAAGCGCACGCTGCCAGTTGGTTTCGCTGACGCTCAGAAGGCCGGTATTCAGGTAGTCGTAGAACCGGTTCGTGACGTTGGTCTGAAGCTCATACAGGAAAGCTTCGTCGGTCATCGCGACTGCGACATCATAGCCGTATTCCTTGATTGCCTCGATAGAGACCGCCTTCGCGTACTTTTCGACGTTGATGTTCGCATAGTCCTTCTCAATGACCGTCGCTTTGGAGTAGGGAATCTCTTCTCCCTCGCCGACGCTCTGCGCGAGCGTCACGCTTGCGGTCTTGGATTTCAGGACGGTGCCAGGCTGCTTTTTGATGGGGCGCATAATGCCCAGAATGTCGCGCAGGTGCTGCCAGTTCCGCGCAAAGCGGGTTACAAAATCGATTTCACGAGCGGTTACCTGAACGTCGCTCGTCATGGTCAGGTTGTTTTTTGCTGCCATATTATTCTTCCTTTCCGAACAAATTGAGATTTGCGGCAATTGCTGCCTGCCGTTCAGACGCGTCCCTGATCTTAAAGATGTCGTCCCGGCTCATAGCGCCGCCGTTGTTTGCGGGCGGGTCTTTGGTGTCCGCGCCCTTCTGTTTCGTGGTAACGACGAAATCTGCCCACTCTTCCTTGATGGACTTCTTCAAATCATCGGCGTTCTTGATTTTGCCGTCTTCCAATTCAACCGAAGAAAGATCGGTGACCTTCAAAACCGAATCAATGCGCTTTTCGCTGATACCCGCAGACTTCAAAAGTTCCCGATACGCGGATTCCTTCGCGCTCTTGGTTTCCTTCTGCATCTGCTCTCTTTTGTAGTCGTCAAATTCCTGTTTGACCTTGTCGTGCTTATCCTTCCAGCCATCGTCGCCTTTGGCTTTCAGGTTTTCCAACTCCGCCTGTACTCCGGGGAGCTTTTCAGCGTCTGCCTTATACCGCGCGAGATCGCTTTTTAGCCCGTCTACGGTATCGGTGTGCGCCTCAATGATCGTGTCCATCTGCTCTTCCGTCAGCCCCATTCCCTTTAGGAGCTTCCTTGTTAATGCCATGTTCTATCTCCCTTTCCCTTGTCGGCGGTTCTTTGCCGCGACAGAACAAAAAAATGTGGCAACAGTCGTTTCTTCACTGTTACCACATTTATACCGCATATTTTAGGCTCTCTTACGCAAACTTTCAGCCATTTTTGAATTCATCCTCTACGATCTTCCGGTATTCGGATGCATGGTCAGCCGCTGCGGGCTTCAAATACGGCTGTGCTTTATTTCCCGCCGTCCAGTGCCAATTCCCATTTGCGTCCTGATACGCCCACGGCGTAGGTCTTCCGCCCGGATAATACTTACCGGTTCCGAGTTCGACGTATGCGGCATATTCCGTGTCACTTCCGACGTATGCCGCTGGCTCTTCTTCATTCACACGGTGCGTGATGCTGTTCCTCAGATTGCCGGTATCGACCGGGCAAAGCCGCTTTGCATACTTTTCAGCCGTCATGCCGATCTTTTCGAGGGCGCGAATCAGCGCGTCGTGCATAGCGGACTTCACTTGTTCGGAATTGTCGATAAATTCAACGTTCATCTTTGTAAATAGCCTTCCCCACGCTTTGATTTCTCCCACTGTGCAAATGTCATATTCGGCAGAATTCCGTATCTGTCTCGACGTTTCCCATTGGAAGTGTCAATTCCCTCTATCGCAGATACCAGCGTGCAGCGGCAGTTGTATATTTCTTCCGGTCTTCCTTGCGGGTCTCCTGGGAAACGGCAACCATTAGAAAACTTCTTATCGTTATCCACGATTTCACCATCGAGCATCGCGTGAGAATGGCGCGTCCTGCCATCAAACGTTGCCATCCACTCTTTGCGGCATTTAATCCCCATCTTTTCAGCTGCAAAGTAAGAATCCATCCGTCCGGCGTTCTGCGCACCCGTGACTGCCGTTCGAGCTGTCCGGATAGCGGAATCGCGGCTCATGGTGACAATTCTGGATTGTAGATCATCTGCCATGTGCTTAATGCTCTTGCCCTGCAAAATGGAGCTTGTGACGCTGGCTGTGATCTGCTTTTTGCCCCATGCAAGATCAATTCCACGCTTTAACGCTCTTTTCGGCGGGTAATACGGCATAAGCTCCGGCTGTTCCACAATCAAGCGCTTTACAGTCTGTTCGTCCCATAAATCAAAGCCGACATCGCCGGTCACTTGCTCTATGGTGTACGCCGCGAAATTTCGATTCAAACTGTAAATTCCCGGCGTTGCATCGTTGACATACGCAACAGCAGCAGCGTTTGCATTTGTCATGCGCTCTGCGACCTTATCCCGTAGCGACTCAAAGCGCTTTCCACGCCCGATCTGTGCAAGCCGCCATTGCTTGTATTGTTCCTCTGTGATATCGCCAACGTCCATCCGTGCCTTTTCGGCTTCGTCACGGTCTGCGAACTTTGTGAAATACTCCTTGATGATGTCCGTCAGACCGTCATACGCTTCTTTGTAAGAATCATATATCCGCTTTTCGAGCGCCTTTAACTCTTTTTCGGTGAGGTCGTATCCCTTATCAGGTCTCATCGTTCACCATCTCCGGCGGCTCGAAGCTGCGCTCAATATCCTCTGCCGCTTTTCTTTTCAGAATTTCGGCGACTTCTTCCTGCGTCAGCCACGGGAGCTTGTTCAAAATTGTCTCATCGTCTAGGTAGTTTGCCGCAAGAAGCACCATCTGCGTTTGTTCCAGCTGATTTGTTACCTTAGAGCGAGTAAAAGACGGGTCATCTTCAATCCCGACGATTTTGAAAAGTGCCTGTAAGAAATCAATTACGCAGTATTCGAATTGATCGACCTTGTTATCCATCGACTGATATGCCGCATTGATCTCCGTCGCTGTTTTCTGCCCGCCTTGCAGTTTTGTAACGTCCAACATCTGAAAATCTCGGTACAGATCGTCGCTGATTCTGGAAAGAAGCGCTTCCCGAGCTTCAACCGGGATTGTGAGCGTATGAGCCTCTGCCTTCGCGCCGTCATCGTCCACAAGGCCTACGCCAATTCTCCGCATGGACTCTTTGAACCGTGCCATACCGATCTCGTCCATGCCGCCAGCATTGGAAATTGTCCAGTAAATAACGGATGCATCATCAACCGTATTCGCAAAGCCGGATTTGATCAAATCGTAGCAGTCAATCGCCTCGCGCTGACCAACCAACTCAGACTGCTTTGCGCGGTTCCCGTACATGGGAATAATAGGGAATCCAGGATAATTCTGATACGCCAGAAGTTCAGTCCCGTCAATCTCAGAAGTCGCTTCCACAGCCACATAGCCGCGCTTCGGCTCCAAAATCATCATTTCTTCCCCGCTCCGTCGGATGTACTGTGTAAATCCGTCAGGTTCGAAGAGAGTAGCACGCAGCGGCTTGCTTGTGCATACTTGCCAGAAACGAATGCCCGACCGAAGCGCTCCGTTTTCCTCATCCAGAAGCGGAACAAATTCTGTCACATCAAACACTTCAAGGTGATCGAGATTCCAGAAACCATAGGAAACGCCGCCGACAAGCGCGTCGTGCGCTGCGTCTTGGAGCCGTGTGTCAAACCCAGCGCCCAACTTCGCTTTGTTTTCCTCTTTTTTCAGTGTCACGCCGTTTCCAAGCAAATACTGCGTTTCCTGCGTGATGAAATTTGCAAAGAAATTGCTCCGAAGCTTATAGTTCGGACTGTAGTTGTCCGGAATGACTTTCCCGTTGAGCGTATAAAGCAGCTTTTGAAAATTAGCAATCGTCACATTCCTGTGCGCGTCATACTCCTTCGCAATAACCGCCTGTTTGTATAAATCCGAGTCTTTGTGATTATTTATCGCGGACAGAATAAATTCCATCCGCTCCCGGTCAGACTTTTCCGCAACCTCTAAAAAATCCTGATATGTTTTCATCTTTTACCTCACCGCGCCAGTTCAGGCACGAACGAATGCTCTTTGAACGCCTTTTTCAGTACCGTCATAGCCATATACCGAATATCGTCCATCGCGTGGTCGTTGTCCTTTATAACTTGATCTTCTCTTGCTTTGTCGTCCCACCGGTACAGCCCAAATTCACGTATGGAGTTCTCGCAGCTTTCGTGTATTTTTATTTTCCCATTTTTGAGAAAAGCAGACACGGTTCGGATTCCGTTCATTACATCGTTATCCGCGTGCCTAACTTTGAACCGCCCGCGTCTCCGCAAGGCTTCGATAAACGACGCTGCCGAAGGGTCTACGACGACCGCCGATATTGTTCTGTCTCCCGCCAACTGTTCCACCATGTCGCAGTACTCTTCGTCGGTCTTCTGGTGGTGTTCGGCTCGACCGGAATAATATACTTCCGCCACTCGAACCGCGCATTTTTTCGTGACCCTCCAAAGCCCAGCGGAAAACGGGTTTCTCGTTCCGTAGTCGATGGAAATGTAAAAGTCCCCGTCATCCGGGCCATCATGCACGATGCAGTTTTCTCCAAACATCGGATACACAAGCCCTTCTGCGATTACCCAACGCCCGAGAATGTATCTGTCGTAGAATACGCCGGAATACATTCCTTTCGTCCGCTCGATCATCTGCGGAGTAAGAATTGGATTGTCTTCCAGCAGGAAGTGGATGTGCTGCGTGTTCTCGCGCGGACGCTCAATCCACTCTTTGTAGAACCAATGGCTCGGGCTTTCCGGATTGCAGTTGAAGAAGTATTTCGGATGTTCAAACGAAATCGCACGGGAAAGCGCCTGCTCCACAAACGAACGCGGCATAAGTGCCACTTCGTCGAACAGCACACCCGCAAGTGTAATGCCCTGAATGAGCATATACGAGCTTTCGTCCTTGCCGCCGAACAGATAAAACCAGTTTGTCTTGTTTCCGCTTCGTACCGTGAGAATCCTCGTCGAAACTTTATAACTCATCGACAAAGCCGCGCCTAACCCATCGACCTCCATCAATGGCTTTAATATGTTTCTTTCCGCCGCCTGAACCGTCTTCCCGCAAATGGCGAAATTCGTATGATCGTAGTTATTCATCGCCCATAAGACGAACGTCAACGCCATAATTGTTGTTTTTCCGGAACGGACAGAGCCATCACAGATCAGCGCCATATCCTCCGACTGTGCAAACTCCATGATCTGCCGTTGCTTTTTCGATAATGGATTAATCTGCATTTCCGTTGCCCTTGAGCGCCAGAATCAAAGCCGCCAAAGCTGCCGGGTCTCCGCTCTTTTCGCTTGCTCCGTCTGTCTGGTCTAGGTACTGTTTTCCTAGCCAGATTGCCATATTTGCATTCTTTTCCGCAAGCTTCCATTGGCTTCTTCGTAAGGAAATTTTCCCTGCTCCGCGCTTTTGCCTGAAAACTTCGGAGAAAAGTGCGCCATATGTCCGTTTACACCATGAATCCAGCGTTTTGTCCGTGATTCCGAACCACCCGCAGATTTCCTCGAGTGTGCATTGGAGTGCGCACAGGTTCTCGAACTGCTTCATGTCTATTTCTTTTCTCGGTCTCCCCATAACCGCCCTCCTTTCTCCTCTGGCGTTTGATAAACTTCTCCATGTCCCGCTTCAAATACGGGCTGGTTGTTTTGTCAATAATTCCCTGTGCCTCTTCAACCGTCACTCAGAAGCACCGCCTTATCCCCTGTGAACTTCTCCCAACGATCAATGATTACATCGGCATACTTTGGGTCAAACTCCATGCAATATGCATGCCTCCCATTCTGCTCCGCTGCCATGATCGTTGTGCCAGAGCCAGCGAACAGATCAAGAACATTCTCTCCCGGCTTGCTGGAACATTGCATCTGGTAGTCGAACAGTTTAATCGGCTTCATGGTCGGGTGCTCCGCAGACTTTACCGGCTTATCAAAATTAAGCACCGTTGTCTGCTTTCGGTTTTTGAAGAAGTAATGCTTCTTGCCTTCCGTCCATCCGTAAAGGCACGGTTCATGCCCTTCCTCTTCGATTTCGCTCTCGCCATAGAGGCAAGGTTCATGCTTCCACTGGAAATCCTGTCTCCCCATCACAAGGGAGTTCTTCACCCAGATCAGGCACTGTCTGACGCGCAGCATCGCGTCTTTACACGCACCGCGAAAGTTATACCCTTCACTGTCTGCGTGCCAGATGTAGAACGGGGCACCTGGTTTCATGACCATTGCTGCATTGGAGAAGGCATCCGTCAAAAATCGCCTGAATGCTGTATCTTCCATGTTGTCGTTTTTGATTTTACCGGCGGCGCCCTGATAGTCCACATTGTACGGCTGGTCCGTGAGAAGCAAGTCCATCTGTGCCCCCCCTACGAGCTTCTGTACGTCTGTCAAAGACGTGCTATCCCCGCACATAAGGCGATGATCTCCAAGCTGATATACATCGCCAAGTCTGCTCTTAGGCTCTGCCGGAAGAACAGGATCATAATCATCCTCCACAACGGAATCGTTCAGCTCGTCGCGAAGTCCCCAGTCAAAGTCAAAAGCCGACAGGTCAAGCCCCGGCAGTTCGACCGACAGCAGGTCAAAGTCCCAGTCGCTCTCGTTGCTTTTGTTATCTACCAGCCGCAGGGCGTTCACTTGCTCCGGTGTCAGATCATCTACGCAGACGCACGGCACTTCTTCCATGCCCAGCTTCTTTGCCGCCAGAGCGCGGCAATGACCGATTACAATCACACCGTCCCGATCAACTACAATCGGCTGAACAAAGCCGTACTGCTTGATGCTTTCTGCAACGTTGTTGATCTGCCGTTTATCGTGTTTCTTTGCATTCTTCCCATAAGGCGTAATGCTATCTAATTTCAAGCTCTTTACTTCCATTTCATCCCTCCTTATTCACCCTTCCAATCTTCCTTTTCACGCTCCACCGGATTGCGGCGTCCGGTGGAGCTAAGAAAAAGGAGGTTCCGCAGTACGCTGCGTAGCCGTAAGAAGGATGAAAGCGCAGAGGATACACCTCTACGCTCTCAACGATACACTATGTTTAAGGCTCTCTTACGCAAACTTTTGAATATAAACCACGTTTTTCTGCCACCAAGTAGATAAACTGCCTATGCCATTCCTGAGCGGTACGCTCCGAAACATATACCACCATAGCAGCGCCCTGTAGGGTATGTGTACGCTTCCAAAGAACCAAATCTATGAGCCGGAGGCGTTCCGACCCGTCGATAAGCTGTTTTGTTTCCTCGATTGCAGCTTCGACAGCAGAGATTTCATCCCGCGTCATAAGCGTACCGCTTTTGTAACTTCGTATCATCCACTTCGCATACCCCCACCATCCATAGCGCGGTTTGCTCACCGTATCAGCCCCCTTACTCTGTTCCGTCCAATATTTTCTTGATATCCTCTGCATTGATTTTGACAATATCCATTACAACGTCGCTCATAATGTTAGCGGCAAAAATAGCTTTGTCCTGCCCCGTCGAATTGAAATATCCCGTCTTTGTTGTCCCATCCTCCGCAGTAGCAACAATGCAGATCGATGAGGGCTTGAAATCTAACACAGTTTTTAGGGATTCTTCCAGCCAAGTGGAGTATTCCTGTTTTGTAATATCCCCCATCATCTGCCCGAACTCCCGAACCCATTGTCCCCGCGTTCCGTCTCCTCGAGCGAGCTGACCACTTCCAGTTCCGGCAGGATGCAGGGCAGTATAACAAGCTGCGAGATCTTATCGCCCCTACAGACCTTGTAGGGCTTGCTTCCGTGGTTGTATAGCTTGACAATGATGCTTCCGGTGTAGCCGACGTCGATGACCCCTTCGCTGGTGATTCCGTGTTTGACATTCAGACCGCTTTTGCTCTTGAGAAATCCCACGGTGTTTTTGGGCAGCTGGACATGCACGCCTGTATCAAACAATTCGCTTTCTCCGGGATAGATGTAAACGTCGTCGCTCGCCGAATACAGGTCTAACCCCGCATCGTATTCATGCGCCCTTGTGGGCATGAACGCCAAC